TTATGGCTGTGTTTACCGACGATTTTGACAGGGCGAATGCTGCCAGTCTTGGTGTAAACTGGACTGAGGTTGGGGTAAATGCCTTTCAGATTTCCACAAACCGATCTCTTGGGCTGACGAATAAAAAAAATTTTACCCATCCTGCCGCTCTTTCTCCCGTTGCCGGGATGTATGTTCAAGTTGAAATTTATGATGTTGGTGCTGCTGCTCATGGGATTGGCTGTATGCTCTCGGCATGGAACCGTTCTGGAATCGTAATATCGGACACCCATAAGGAGGATGTATGGGAACAGAGATTAAAACTACACACGAGGATATAACGCCTAATCTATGGCTGGACATAGCCTACGATATATCTTCTGAAGAGCAACAGGACCAGGCGAAGGAACCGACTGTGAAATGGTTGGCTGAGAAATATAAGCTCTCTGCTAAAGATGCTTTAGGCATTATCACCCATCCCAAGTTTTCCAAGTTTATCCATGAGATGCAGGTCGCTATCGCCCGGGTGACTTTTGACCGGAAGGCTTATAACGTCCTTGATGAGATTATGGACGATGGGGATAACCGGGAACGAATAGCGAGTATCAAAGTAGCTGCTGAACTCCTGGGGTATAAGACCGGAGGCGGGATTAATATTAATCTGAGCTTTGATGCCAACGTGAGGAAAGCTGATATGGGGGATGACGATGTTATAGAAGCGGAGGTGTTCCCTGGATTTTAAAACCCTAAAAAAAATGCGTGGAGCGTATGACAAGTACGCTGCCAAGTATCTTAAAATACAAACCAAGGCTATGAAGCTGGTGCCTTTTAAGTTCAACCGTGTTCAGAAGGTTCTCTGGCAGAGGATGTTGGAAAACAATCTCCGTAAAGGGGTTCCGGTAAGATGGTTGATCCTTAAAGGCAGGCAGATGGGTATGTCCACATGGATTGCGGGTTTGTATTATTGGGTTTGCTCCCTGCGGAGTAATCGTAATGCCGTTGTTGCCGCCCATAAAGAATCCTCTAGTGCGGAGCTGTTTAGAAAACAACAATTGTTCTGGCGTGAGACTCCTCCTGGGAGCCGTCCTATGGCGAAGACGAACAACAGGGGCCGCCTTGAGTTTGCTAATCCTAATCCTAATGATCCTGTCCCGGGACTGGAGAGTCAGATACTTGTTGACGTAGCAAGCAATGTTGATCTAGGGAGAAGTTTTGCTCTACATTTATTACACTGGTCAGAATTCGCCATGACACGCGATCCCCTCCCTACACTTGCCGCTGCACGTAACGCTATGCCTTACATCCCCGGAACCTTTCTTATAATCGAAACGACAGCCAAGGGACCGGGGCCATTCAAGGATCTATGGGAAGACGTTGACAATGATTATGAAAAGGTCTTTATTTGCTGGGTTGCTGATGATGAGTACAGGACAGAGCTGGATAGGGATGATTACTTTGAGCCTCATAATGTTGATCATCCCAGGTATGGAAATGAAATCCATGAGCAGGAGCGTATAGTCGATGAATTGAAGATATGGTATCCGGAGCTAACCACGGAAGATGAGATATTCCATGAGAGCATGTGTCGCCTTGCATGGCGCCGTCAGACTATTGATGGAGAATGTGGAGGCGATATCCGAATGTTCCGACAGGAATATCCGACGATACCTAACGATGCGTTTATTGGAACAGGCAGGAGCCTGTTTGATTCGTATAAACTTGCTGACTGGATGCAGGGTCTGACTGAAGATCCTCCGATAGAAAATACGTACAGGTTTAATTTTAGATCCCGGGAATTTGAGTACAGGAAATATGGGCATCTAAAACTGTTTGAGCCGGTGCAGCCAAGAGCTACTTATGTGATTGGTGTAGATCCGGCACTAGGGGTGAAGGGTGGTGATCCGTCTGCGGCGGTGATCCTCCGCTGTCCGGAGCTTACACAGGCTGGGATATTTTCTTCTATTATATCTCCAGACGAGTTCGCCATCCTTCTCTATGTTTTAGGAATTATGTTTAATAAGGCCCTTATCGGCATAGAGGCTAACGAAGAAGGGGGATACTCAATTAACAAGATACTGGGAGGTTCTCAGCTTGTCGATGAAGAGAGAATGCGGTATCCCCGGCTTTATCGTCGTCAGGATCTAAGTGGTAGGCGGGATAAGAAAACTGAGAAACATGGGTGGAAAACCAGCATTGTAACCAAAGACATTATGATTACTGATCTCAAGAACGCTATAAATTCCGACATAGTGACACTATACGATAAAGAAACAGTTCACGAATTGATGAACTTTCAGGAGATGGTGGGTTCCAGTGGAAGAAAGACTACCGGTGTTCCCAAAGGTAGCGGACATGATGATAAGGCGATGGCCCTAATGATTGCTTATCAGATGGCTTCCAGGGCTTATCACCAGGCGGTTCAGCCGGAAGTCAAGGTTGATAAGAAATATTCCCTGAGATGGTGGGATAAACAACAGGCAAGGGCTGAAGGCAACAGGTCTATGTGGGGTTAAACATGAGTGAAAAACTTTATGATAAAGAACCAACAAAGGGTGAGGAAGTCGGAGAGTTCTGGCAAAACAGATTTGATCGCGCCTTACAGTTCCGGCAAGCTCATCCAAACGGAGACAAGGCGTGGAAGAGATACCTGAAGCTCTACCGCGGACAGCATTGGAGCGCAATGGACTCTGACGGTGACGGACTCTCCTCTGACAGTGCGAGGGAAAAGGTAACTGTCAATATAACCGGTTCTTCAGTTTTAAATATGCTCCCGTTCCTGATTAGGAAAAGACCAAAGTTCAGAGTTAAACCTACTCGCCCTCAGTTTGATATCAGTTCCAAGCTCCAGGATGCAGTGCTTAATTACTGCTGGAAAGAATTTGATATGCAGCCGCAAGCCAGAAGGTGTGCGCTGGATGGCATAATTATAGGACATGGGATTCTAAAGACCGGTTTCACCCTAGAAGTGAATGAGAGTTACAAGATCCCTGAAAGTGGAAGAATTGAATACAGGGACTACATAAAGAAACAGGCTCCCTGGGTAAGAAGAGTCAGCCCTTTTGATTTTGTTTTCGATCCTGAAGCTCCGGAACATAACTTGGAAACGGCCCGGTGGTGCGGTGAGAAGATGTACTTGTCACTACCGGACATTCTTGAAAACGAAAGGTATGACAAAAAAGCTATCAAGGCGATTAAGGACGGCAAGTATACACCGACCACAGTTAGCTCAATGTCCAAAACCTTCCAGGACGCTGATGACGGATTCGATTGGCTCAAGGACGACGAAGATAAGTATGGAGATTTAACTAGAGTTGTCTGCTTTGAAATATGGGACAAACGCTCCGGTAAATACTTCTTCTTTGCCCACGGTGTACCGATCCCTTTGATTGAAAAAGAAACATGGCCGTATGACTACCTTGAAGGATTCCCCTATGAAAGATATGAATTCATCCCTGTACCTGAAGGCCCGTTTCCCCTTAGTCTTCCAGCCTTTATCGAGGACCAACAATATGAACTGAATCGTATCCGTACTTCAATGTATCAGCATAGAAGGAGATTCAACAGGAAGTACTCTGTAGTCAAGGATGAAGTAGAACCTATGGAGCTTGAGAAACTGGTAAGTGGTGAGGACGGAACTGTGATCCTTGCTGATTCCCATGACTCCATTGCTCCAATAGACGATGCCAATATCAGCTCTGATGAGTTTAAGGTTGAGGGAACTATCAAGGAGGATATCAGGGAACTGATAGGCTCTGATGAACTGGCGCGTGGTGGAGCGCTTCCAAGTCGTACCACAGCAACTGAAGTACAGGCCCGGACAAAACTGTATGGCCTGAAACTTGAAGATAGAGTTGAGCAGTTCGATAGGTTTATTGAGGAGACTGGTAGGAAGACTCTGCAGCACATAAAGGCAAACTGGGTAACTACAGATGTAATAAAGATAGTAGGACCGGCTGGTAACTTCTGGCAAGAGTGGAGTCCGGAAGATATACAGGGAGAGTTTGATGTCGAGGTGGATGCTACAAGTACCGAAATGGTAGATGAAGTAACCGAGCGACAGCAGGCAATCCAGATCATGCAGATCCTGACCGGCAATATACAGATACTCATGCAGGCAGGGGTACAGATAGAATGGACTGAGCTGTTTAAATGGGTAATGGGTAAATTTGAGAGCCTGGAGGATATACAGAGGTTCTTCCCGGCAGCAGGAGTATTAAACGCCCCGATTGGGATGCAGCCTCCCGGGGGACCGCAAGCAGCACCTGGAGGGCTTAACTCAGGAGCGCCACCGACTCAATCAGTGAAGCCGGGTGGAGGGATGCCAGCAAACCCGCAAGCTCAGGCAGCACAGCCTGGAGGCGGGACGGGACAGGTTCTTAGCGGACTCATGGGAGCATTAGGAGGATAGATGCCAATATTTGAATATGAGTGCAAGACTTGTGGATATAGAGGCGAGAGGATTGTATCTTTTGATAATAGACATTCAGTGCTTTGTCCTCTATGCTGCACAAGAGCAGAACTATTGGTGTCAGTTCCTTGTGTAAGAATGGATACGTTTATTGGTGGCCGTCTTGATCCTACGTTTGGATACGTTACCAGTAAAGCAGAGCTTAGGGAGAAGGAAGAGAAGGCTGGACTAAGACCGGCTGAAGCTGGAGATGGAACAAGAGCCCGTTTAGCAAGGGCAGATAAGAGTAGAAAAGAGGACATAGTTCGCGAGAAGATAATTGGTGAAACAGTAAGGGATGTTTACATTTAGGAGGAAAATGTTATGGCTATGAATAATATTGCAAGCGATCCGGTAGCTCCGGAATTTGGTAGCGCGTTTGATGGAGTCGAGTTCGACTGGTC